TCCCCCACAGGGGGAGGGGGACCGCCGCCATCGGCGGCGGTGGAGGGGGCGGCGGTGGAGGGGGCCTCCGCCCGCGCCGCTACCCCGCCGCCGCTCTCAGCGCCGCCGCCGTCTCCGCCTCCCCGATCGCCTCGAACGAGTTGGCCAGCATCCCCGCCCGCATCGCCGCTGGACCTGACGGCTTCGGCCCGGAGCCGGGCGAGGACGGCGCCGGCGTCCTCGAACCCGCCGCCTCCGATCCGGACGGCGAGGTTTTCGAGGATCGCGCGGGCCTGGCCATCGGGGGTCGCTCCAAACAGGTCGGGGCCCGGGACCTTTTCCTGGGCCTGCCGGGCGTAGTCGTTGAGGAAGGCGGCGATCTGGCCCGCATCGCGCGGCCGGCTCAGGCCCGCGTCGGCGTAGAAGGCCCGCAGCAGGGCCTCGGTCTCGGGCGCCAGCCCGCCGCCGAACATCTCCGACTGCGCCAGCCGCTCGGCCAGCATCCGGCCCAGCGGCGTCTTCTGGTCGCGGGCGAACCGCACCAGGTCCACCGCCGCGCGCAGGGCGTCGGTCAGGTCCAGCTCGGGCGGGGTCAGCCCCCGCGCCATGTCGGCCCGCATCTTCGCCCAGGCCGGCGCCGCGCTGGTCAGGGCCTCGCCGATGTGACGGATGGCCGGATCGTCCGCCTCGAACACCGCCGCCACCAGCCGAGCGTCGCCATAGGCCCGCGCCGCCAGCGCCGCCCGCAGCCGCAGGGCCCCGGCCTCGCTCAGCCGTCCGTCGGCGTCGGCCAGGGCGTTGATCTGGTCGGCCCCGGCCCGGGCCAGGAAGGCGCGGGCGAAGGGGCGGTTCGGGGCGCTGGCCGGGTCGGCCGGCTCCAGCAGCGCCAGCGCCGCGTCGTCCAGGGCGGCCGCGTCGGCCATGGCCTGTTCGGCCGCCCCCATCCGCTCGGTCACGTCGGCGTTCATCTCGCGGGCCAGCGCCGCCCGCTGCTCGCCGCTCAGCGCCGATTCCCTGAGCCGCACCAGCACCGGCCGGTTCATGCCCTCGGTCTCGAACCCCGCCGCCGCCAGCGCCTGCTGGTAGCGGTCCCAGGCCGCGTCGCCCTCGTTGGCCGCCCGGCGCAGGGCGATGGTCCGGCCGTTGCCGCTCTCGACCACCCCGTCGCCGGCGACGATCGGCGCGCCGCTCTCGGCCCCCGTCTCGCGCAGCAGCCGCCGGGGGTTCAGTTCGCTCTGCAGCGCCCGGTTCCGCGCCACGGCCCCCTGGCGCTCGCGGGCGCGGGGCTGCAGCTCGGCCGGATAGTCGCCGTTGGCGACCAGGTCGTCGTCGTGGCTGGTCACCAGGTCGTCGATCTCGACCAGGGCGTAGCGCACCGGGATCTCGGTTCCCCGCGTCGTCACCGCCACGTCCGCCTCCAGCGCCCGGTGCGGCACGGCCGGCGGTTCGCCCGCCACCTCGTCCAGCGCCCGCAGGTTCACCGCCCGCTGCCGCTCGATCAACGGCCCCAGCGCCACCGGCGCGTCATCCGCCATCCGGTCCATGGCCACCGCCACCGCCGCCCCCCGCTGATCCTCCGGCAACCGCGCCACCGCCTCGGGCAGGGGCGTCTCGGGCAGGAGGGCCGCATCCTCGGCCTGGCGCATCAGGTCCGGATCGGGCGCGGGCCCCGCTCGGCCGATCGCGCCGTCGGGCAGGATGGCGCCCAGCACCCCCTTGGTCGCCCCGCCCAGCACCGCCCCCAGCAGGACGTTGCGGCTGGCGTCGCCGAAGGCGTAATCGTCGCCCTCGTAGTTGCGCAGGCCATAGCTTAGGCCCTCATAGGCCGCGCCGCCGATGGCGCCCTCGGCGGCGCCCTCGAGGGCGTAGCGCGACACCGTGGCCAGCCGGCCGGCCTTGGTCGCCGCTCCCGCCGCGCGGCCGCCGCCCAGCACCGTCTGGCCCAGCTTGGCCACGCCCAGCAGTTCCGGCAGGAACATCAGCGGCACGGCGACCGGGTCGGTCATCGTGCCCCAGGTTCCGCCGGCGAAGGCCCCCAGAGGGCCGATCTCGCTGTTGCTCAGGACCCAGTCGCGCTCCTCGCGCGCCATCGCCTGCCGCTGCATCCACGCCGCCTCGGACGGCAGCACCGGCCGGTCGAAGCTCAGCACCCCGTCGATGCCGAATTGCGCGTTGGCGTCCTCCGGCGTCAGCATGTCGCTGTAGCCGGTCATCCGCGAGAGTTTGCGGTCGAAGCTGCGCTGGCTCTCGATGTTCAGCCAGCCGCCCAGGCGGTCGGTCATCCGCGCGTCGGCGGCGATGGCGTCGAACGCCTGCCCCCGCGACCGGGGCAGCAGGCTGACCCCGGCCCCCAGGCCGACCACATCGGGTTCCGGATCATCCACCAGCAGAGGCATGGACGCAGCATCGCCCCCGCCCGACGGGGGGTTGATAACCGCGAAAAATCCCGCTCACCCCGGCGCTCGCCGGGGTCCGGCCGCGTGATCTCGCAGCTTCAGGACAGGGCGCCTACCCCGCCGGGAACGGCTTCCACCGGGCCCGGCCGCCGGGCGCCTGCCGCCCCCGCGTTTCCAGCTCGTCCCACCGCCGGCGGATCGGCCGGCCCTTGTTGTCGAGCACCAGCTTGTAGCCGTTCGGGGTGTCGATCATCAGCTGCACGCCGCTGTCGTCCGACAGGGTGATCCAGGTGCCGCGTTCGCGCACCATGCGGGCATAGGCCCCGCCGGGCATCGGTCGGCCGGTCCTGGGGTCCGGCGGCGCGGTCAGCCACTTGCCGTCCTCGGCCGTCACCCCGGCGCGCACCGCCACCGCGCCCCGGTCCATGGCGTTCAGCCGCGCGGAATCGCCGCCGGTCACCCCGCGCGGCACGCGAAAGCCCCGGCGGTAGTCGTAGCGGTCGTACCGCTTGAACGCCGCGTCGACCGCCTCGTCGACCGAGGCGCCCTTCAGCACCCGGCCGCGCGCGTCGGCCATCACCGAATCCAGCGCCGCCGCCCCGTTGTCGCCGCGCGGGTCCAGCGGCGCCAGCGTCAGCAGATACCGCTCCATCCGGCGGTCGACCCGTTCCTTCAGCCGCTTCTCGTCGCCGCCCTTCAGGGCCTTGTCCGCCCCCCGCTGGCCGGAGCCGAAGGCGTAGCTTTCCAGCAGCGCCGGCTCGCCCGCCTCGATCGCGCTCACCGCCGCTTCCAGGTCGCGCCGCGACACGCCCGAGGCGACCAGTTCGTCGCCGACCCTGCGGCCATAGGGTCCGAACTGCAGCACCATCAGGCCGACGCCGCGCAGGGCGTTGCGGCGGGTCTTCTCGTCCTCGCTGTTGACCCCGGCGGCCCAGTTTCCGCTGACCGACTTGGGCAGCACCCGGCGCGCGGCCGGGGGCACGCCGGCCTGCTCCTGCCGGGCCAGGGTGGCGCGGCCGTACTCGCGGGCGGCGGCGGCCTTGCGGGCCGGGTCCTCCTCCGCGCTCCAGCCGTCGAACTTCTTGCGCAGGAAGTCGGACGAGGCCGACCCCTCCCCGGCCGACATGGCCCAGGCCGCCGGGTCGGCCGCCCGGCGCTGTTTCTCGGCCGCCGCCGCCTTCTGCAGGGCTTCGTAGGTCTCCAGCTCCTGGGCATAGCCCGGGCTCTTGGGATCGGGCCGCGCCTGCGCCACCCGCGCGTCGATGTCCGACAGGCTCAGCTCGTGCAGCGGCCCCACGGCTCCGTACAGCTCCCGCGCCCGCTCGGTCTGGCGCATGTAGGACGCCGCCGCCGTCGGCCCCAGGTTCTGCTCGATCTCGGCCACGCTGGTGTTGCCGGGGTTGACCCCCGTCGTCGCCGTGGCGGCGATGTCGCTGGCGGCGCGGTCCTGCACGTCCTGCTGGCGCAGCACGTCCGCCGTCGTCTCCCGGTCCATCCCGGCCATCAGCCGCGCCTTCGTCCCCGGCGACAGCACCCGGTCATAGCGTCCGCTGGCCAGCTCCCGCTTGGCCGCCTCGCGGTCGCCCCGCGCGCTCAGGCCCTGCAGCCGGGCGACCACCAGTTCCTCCCGCGCGCCCGGCGCCACCTTGTCGCGCACCGGGGCGGGCAGGCTGTCCAGCGCCATGTTCAGGATCTCGGCGTTGGCCTCGTAGCGGTCCGGGGCGTCCAGCACCTGGTTGGTCGCCTCGCGGACGGTGTCGCTCACCCCCCGGAACAGAAGGCCGTCCTGGCGGTCGTCGACGGCCGCCTGGGCCCGCGCCATCTCCTTCACCCGCTCCTGGGCCGCCCAGGCGTCGTAGGACGGCCGCAGCCGTTCGGGCACGGCCTCGCGGCCGGCGGTCAGCGCCGCCTCGGTCCGCGCCCCCACGTCCAGCAGGAAGGTCTCGGGGTCGGCCCCGTCGAAGGCGTCATAGGCCGCCTCGATCTCGTTCCGCTTCGCGCCATAGGCCAGCTGGCCGCCGGCCAGGCTGGTGACGTCCACCGCCCGCTGGCGCTCGGCGACGATGCCGCCGCGCCGCTGGCTCTCCACCCCGATCGCCTGGCTGACATAGGCGGCCTTGGCCTGGTCGGCCCGCTCGCGCGCGAACCGGCGCTGGTTGCGCGGCAGGCTCTCCTCGAACGTGCGCCACTCGCGGTCCCAGGCGTCGGCCTCGCCCAGGGCGAACCCCGGCTGCGTCCCGTCATAGGCCGCCGCCCGCTCGGCCGCCCGCGTCTGGAAATCGGCCTGGAAGCCCAGCATGGCGTCGGCCGCCTGGTCGTCGTGATAGGCCGCGATCTCGGCCCCCAGCGTGCCGATGGCCTGGCCGACGCCGGCGGCCAGGGCGCGAAAGTCGGTGTCGGGCGGTCCGGGGCGGCGGCCGCGCGGCGCCTCCAGCGACAGCTCTCCGGGCAGTCTCGCCACCATGCCTTACGCTCCCGCCCCGAACATGCCGCCCAGATGATCGAGCTGGCCGCCGCTCACCGTGTCCTGCTGGCCCGTCCGCGACTTCCAGCCGCTGGCCCATTCGCTCAGCAGCGGGGCCACCGCCTGGGCTCCGGCGCCGACCATCCCGGCCATGCCGCTGACCCGCGCGCCGAACCGGGCGTCGGTCTCGGCGCTGTAGATCGCCGACCGGGCTCGGAACATCTGCTGGCGGGCCAGGTCGTCCAGCACTTCCTGGGCGCTGCCGGTGATGCCGCCGCCGCTGGCCGCGGCCAGGGTCGCCGCCCGCGCACGCGCCCGCGCCCCCTCCTCCATGGCCAGCGAGGCGGCCACGCCGCCCTCGGTCCGCGCCATGCGGCCATAGGCCTGGGCCTGGTTCTTCTCGGCGTCCTGCCCGGCCTTCTGCATGCCGAGCTGGACCACCGCCTGGATCAGCTGCGTCCACCACATCAGTCCTGCTCCCGCACCATCACGCGATAGGCCGCCCCCGCCCGGGCCGACAGGTCGCCGGTCTCGGCGAACCCCAGCTTGCGGGCGAACCGCAGCGCCGCCGCGTTGCCCAGGTCGACCAGCATTTCCAGGCTGCGCGCCGCCAGCGTCGTCTCGATGAAGTCGAACAGGCGGCGCCCCGCCTGGGCGACGACAGCCCATTCCCGGGCGGTCAGGTCGTCGGCGTAGCACCAGACGCTCCACAGTCCCGGCCGCTGCTCGCGCACCCCGCCGCAGGCCAGCACCGTGCGCGGCGCCAGGTCCGCCCCGCGCTCGAGCGTGAACCCCCACGACAGCGCCAGCGCCCGGCGCTGGTCCTCGCTCAGCGACGCCATCTCGCGCGCGAAGTCCACGCCCGGCGACACCGCGTCGAGATCCGCGAACCGGAAGCTGCGCAGCCGCAGCTGGGTCTCGCCCCGGCCCCTACGCATTGACGCTCCCCCAGGACCGGATGGCGTGCAGGGTCAGGTCGTAGGCGCCGTCCGTCTCCATGACGATCTGCGTCCGGCGGCTCGTGTCCCCGCCCAGGGTGATCTTGCGCTCATGCCGGCGCGGGAGCGGGGCGGCGATCTCGTCGCGCGCCCGGATCGTCACCCGCTCCAGCCGCGTCTGGCCCTCGACGCCAGCCATGCACTCGACGCCGTCGACGATGGCCACCGCCTGGTGCGGCCGCGTCTGGCCGCCCAGCCCGCCGCCGCCGCCGCCCAGGTCCAGCGGCAGGCTGCGGAACCGGCTCGTGTAGGGCAGGCCGACGACGATCCGGCTGGCCGTCAGCCCGTCGGGCAGCGTCACCGCCCCCGCCTCGCTGACCGTCAGGCCGCGATGCTCCGCCCCGTCCGCCAGCGCCGTGACCGTCTCCCCGGCCAGGTGATCCAGCCCGCTGACCGTGCCGGTCGCCGCGCCCTCGTAGAGTTCGGCCGTGTCGAGGAAACAGCCGTCCGCCCGGTCGGCGACCATCAGGATCGCCCGCTGGGTCGCCTCGCCCTTGGTCCGGCTGGCGATCAGCCAGACCGTGTCGCTCTGGCCGGGCAGACAGGCCACGGCCTCGACCGTCCAGTCGCCGGCTTCCTCGTCGCCGGTCCCGGCCGCCAGCACCCGCCGGGTGAAGCCGTAGACCTGCTGTTCGACGTGATAGGTCAGCAGCGCCAGCCCGCCGTCCGCCAGACGGCACCAGACCAGGTTTTCGCTGCCCTGCCAGGCCAGCTGTGCGATGCCGCGCCCGGCCAGGTGGCTGGCCACCACAGACAGGTCGCGGCTGCCGACGCCCTGGTCGGGGCTCATCCGCAGCTCGCGCAACGTCCGTCCGCCGCGCTGGACGTACAGCACCGCGTCATGCGCCTTGACCGGCGAAACGTCGGCGCTGCCGAACCCGGTCAGGGCCCGCACCGTCGTCGCCGTCGGGGCCAGCGGGTCCTCCAGCGTCTGGCCGGTCACCAGCACTTCCTGGCTGGTCGTCCCCATGATGAGGTAGGGCAGGCTCTCGGCCCAGACGACGCGCCCGGGCAGGTCGCCGGCGAAGCGCCGCACCGCGTCGGTGTCGACCACCAGCCCGGTGCCGAGGCCCGGGGTGAAGTCCGCCTCTGTCGTGTCGAATCCCGCCGTCCGCGACAGGTCGAACTTGTCGGGCTCGGCCGGCGCCCCGGCCAGAACCATCCGCTCCTCCCGCACCGCCGGCTTGGCGGTCGGATAGCCGCGCAGGGGCGACCAGGCCCCCTCGGACCAGTAGCTGGTCGTCTGCCCCGACTTCAGCGGCACGGGCCGGCGCACGGTCGCGGTCGCCGTCGTGCTGTTGGTCACGGCCGTGATCTCGATGACCCCGGCGCCGTCGTTCATGAATTCCCAGTTCCACCGCCCGTCGCTGACCACGCCGGAAAGGTGGATCGGCGCCGTCAGCCCGCTGGTGGTGGCGCTCGGCTGCGGCCCGCCGTTGTTGCGCTTGTAGATCCGGCCGTTCGACAGCACGAACTGGCCGATCTGGTAGCCGCCCAGGCGCGGCCCCCAGCTTTCCGACCCGTGGTTGCCGTCGTTCTGACGCAGCCGGAACAGCGCGCCCACATGGCCGGCCTCGAACAGGGCGGCGCTGGCCGTCACCGTCACCGTCTCGCCCTCGGCGATGTTGCCGACGTTGGAATCTTCCGTGCAGACGGTCGCCGTCCCGGCCAGGGCCAGGGTGAAGCTGCGGTTGGTGTTCTCCGGCCGCCAGGGGCCGTTCTTGAACCCGTAGTCGGCGATGGCCCAGTCGTCGGGGGCGTTGCGGATGATCCGCCGGTGACGCAGGCCGTCGCGGTGGGTCAGCACGATGATGTCGCCGTTCTGGTCCCACGACAGCTTGTCGAGATCGTCCTCGGTCCAGCCGTGCGCCACCTCCAGCGGCGACAGCCCGTCCATCACCGGCGAGCCGTCGGCGTAGAAGACGCGGAAGTATCCGGCGCCCAGCTCGATCATCTGGGCGTCGTCCGGGTCGCGCGCGAAGGGGATCAGGATGGCCCGGCTGTCCTGGTCCTTCGTCAGGGCCGCGAACCAGGTCCCCGGCGCCCGCGCCGCCGGCCCTTCGACCAGCCCCACCAGGTTCAGCCCCAGCGCCATGCCGTGCGCGTGCTGCATCAGGTCGACCCGCGACCAGGCCGCCGGCGTCAGCTCGCCCGCGTTGAACGCATTGTTGAAACCCGCCGCTCGCGCCATGCCCCACCATCGCGCCCGCGATCAGGGGGGTTGATAAGACCCACCCGTCCAGGATCCTCCCCCTCAGGGGGAGGAGGGCCGAAGGCCCGGAGGGGGCAGGTCGCCGGCGCCGGCGCGCCGCAGGCAGGACGAAAAAGGGCTGTATCCACAGCGAATCGGGGCTGCACCCACAATCAAGGTGAACGCAACGCGCGAATTGCGGCGGTTGCCCCCTTACTTTTCACAGAGTGGCTTGCAATCATCGCACTGTTCGGAGCGACAGACGATTCGGGCCGTGGTCCCCACCACGACCCGATACGTCCTGAAGACCCTCCCAGGCCGAACTGGCTCCCCGGGCAAAGCCCGCGTCCTCAAGGTGACTGTCGCCACCTTGGGGGCGTTTTGGGACCAGAGCCCCACGTTAGCGAGTCGAGAGTCTCTAGGCGAGTGCAAATCGCACACCTTCGGTCAACTCACCCCACCCGCCGCGCCGCCGCCAGCCGCCCCTCCACCAACAGCGACCCGCCGCCGGCCTCCGTCCCGTCGGCGGTCACCGCCGCGGCCAGGGCCTTCTCGTACTCGCGGGCCAGGGCCTGGGCCTTGCCGGGGTCGCCCTGCCCGGCGCCGGCCGTGCGGCTGGCGGCCAGGGCGGCGATGGGTTCGATCAGCCGTTCGGGCAGGCCGTCCCAGCCGAGGCGGCGGACATAGGCGATGTTCAGGCTGGCCGCGCTCGAGCGCACCACCAGCCGCTCCTCGCCCTCCAGCGCCCGCGTCCCGGCCTCCCAGTCCGCGCCGCACTGGGCCGGATCGACCCGCCAGACGCGCAGGGCGTCGCCGGGCAGGTGCAGCACATACGGGAACCGCCAGTCGCCGGCCTCGCCGCTGTCCTCCAGCGTCACATAGGCCAGCGCCCGGCGCCAGCCGTGCCGGCCCAGCACCAGGTCGCGGGCCATGTCGAGGAAGGGCAGGAGCTTGCGCGCCATCTCGCTGGTGTCGTCCAGATCCAGCGTCTCGACGGGCGGTTCGCCCAGATGCGCCAGGGCCAGGTTGGCGGCCCCGAGCCGCGCGGCTTCAGCGGTCATGAGGGGCAGGCTCCAGGGAAAAGGTCGGTCGCGGCGGGGACGGCGGAGGGTTCAGGGGACGGGCCCACTGTCCGACTGCCCCCGCCGCGACGCCGCCGCCCCATCCGGCTGTGAGAGCAACGCGGAGGCGGGGCGGCGGAGGGTGTGCCGGCTCGGGCCCTACTGGGGCGAGCCGTAGAAGGTCCAGGCGAGCGTGACGCTGGCCGGGTTGGCGTCCATGAAGGTGGCCAGCAGTTCGCACTGCGCGCCGACCGCCAGGGCGTCGTCGATGGTCGAATAGCCCAGCATCTGCCAGAGCGGCTTGTGGCGGTCGCCGATGGCCACCGACTTCAGCAGCTCGACGTTGCCGGCGGCGGTCGAGATGTCCTGGCCGTCGATCAGGCCGTCGGGGTTGGTCACGTCGCCGACGTCGAGGTTCACGCTGGTGCCGGCGTCGCCGAAGTTGATGCGGCTGTGCTCGTCGAAGACGGTCCGCCAGTCGAAGAAGCCGAGGCTGACGGTGTCGTTCTGGGCCGCGTCGACGGTGATGTAATCCTTCACCAGCCGGGCCACGCGGCCGTTGCGATAGGCGGGGTTCAGGCCCTGCCAGGACGAGGCGGCGACAGCGGCGCCGACCAGCGATCCGATATGCTTGGTCATGTTCAGTCTCTCGTGGTTCCCGGTCGCCCGGGGGGCCATCCGGCCCGTTCGTGGGGATCAGGGGGCGAGCGACGCCCGCCCCCGCCGGTCAGGCTCAGCTGGGCTTCTTGGCCTCGATCTTCACCACGCCCTTCTTGTAGCGACGGGCGGCGCCGTGCTCGCTCTCGTAGTAGGCGTAGGGGCGCATCGACTTGTCGGCGCGCGGGGTGATCGTGGCGTTGTGGATCGGGCGGGCCCTGAAGACCATCGCCTTGTCGATCCACACCGGCAGCAGACGGGTGGTGGTGTCGCCGTCCTTGTCGGGCAGCTCCTCGTCGTAGTGGAACTGGATGCCCAGGAAGCTGTCCAGCTCGCCCGCTTCCAGCCGCGCCAGGCCCGCATAGTACTTGCTCGTCACCGGGGTGCGGCTCAGCAGCTGGCTGACGTCGTCGGAATCGACCGCGATATGCAGCGACCCGCCCTTGATCAGGCTCTTGCGGAGCAGCGAGCGGGCATACAGCAGCTTGCCGATGGTCAACGGCAGGTCGCCCGATCCGGCCGCGCCCTCGTCCTGGTGCAGGAACTTGCGGTTCTGCACGCCGATGACCTGGGTGCTGGGCAGGGCTTCGGGCGTTCCGTCGCCGGCCTCGCCGGTGCGGACGTCGGCGAAGAAGGCGGCGCGGATGCAGTCGTCGTGCTTGCGCCACTTGCCGGCCATCATCGCTTCCATGACCAGGCTCGCCGGGTCCGTCAGCTGGTGAACCTTCTGGATCGACTCGATGAACTTGCCGTCGTGGAAGTGCTTCATCGTGCCGACCAGACGGGTCTGGTCGACGATCCCTTCCGGGCTGTCGGGGACGATGGTGTCAATGTCGACCGGATTGGACTGGCCAACATCGTCCATGTTGAACAGCTTGCCCGTCTCCGAGAAGCTGAGGTCCGCCATCACGTGCGGGATGTAGATGCTGTCAGTGACCTGCGGAGACAGGTTGAGGTTGGCGCGGAAGGCGTCAACGTCGTTCGACGAGATCTGGGAATAGTCCATGTCGGACTCCTGCTGCGGACGCGCGATCGCGCGCGTCATCGATCAAGGTTGCGGTTGATCGGCAGCGGCCCCCGGCTTCTGGTCCGGACGCGAGCCCTGGCGTGTGACGCCTCCCGGCGCCGCCCTCGCCGGACGCCCCTTGCGGAGCGGCCCCCGGCTTGCGGGGCGGAATGGTCGCCTTTGAACGGAGCGACCAAACCGTTAGCGCATGGGCTGGACTGATTTTCTCAGTCCGTCAAGCCGCCGGGCGCTCGCCGCGCTCGAGGGCGAACAGGCGCAGGCGCTCATCCACCACCGACTTGTGCTGGGGATGGCGGGAATCGCGCAGGATCCTGCCCTTGTCGCCGTTCTCCAGCTCCAGCCGCGCGGCCTTGGCCTGGGCGGGGGTCATCAGTCCGGGCTGGCTCGCCGCCGCGCCCGTGCCGGGCAGGCTTTCGGGCTCGGCGCGCTGGTCGATGACCCAGGCCATCAGCCGGATGAAGTCGCGGCTCTCGCCGAAACCCAGCTCCTCCAGCCGCTTCAGCCCCTCCTCGCCGATCAGGGGCTTTCCGTCGGCCCCCTTGGCGTCCAGCAGCAGCTTGGCCGCCTCGGTCTGGTAGTAGCCCAGCTTGGCCCCGAACTCCTGGGCGACGTCGCCCTTCAGCTCGGTGAGCCGCTGGTTGCGCGCCTCGGTCTCGGCGTCCTTCATGGCCTGGGTGCCGTCGACGAAGGTCTTCATCACCTTGTCGAAGGCGGCCTTGCCCACCCCCTCGGCGCGCAGCTCGCCGGCCAGCGCCTCGAACTTCGTCTTCACCTCGGCCGGGGTGTCGTCGGGCAGGGTCAGGCCGTAGCCGGCGACGTCGTCCGGCACGCCGTTCAGCTTGTCGAACGCCGCCCAGGCCGCCGGGTCTTCGGCGCGGGTCTTGTCGGGCACGGTCAGCAGCCGCTCCTGCGGAATGCCGAACCGCTTGTTGGCCATGTGCAGGGCGCGAAACGCCTCTACCGGCGTCTTGTACCGCGCCAGGTTGACGTCGCCCTTCAGCTCCGCCGGCAGCGTCTCGACCCAGCCGGTGTCGGCCAGCCAGGCGTCCGCGGCGGGGGGCGCCCCCCCCCCCCCCGCCGCGGCCGCCGGATCAGTAGTCGTCGTCCCCGGGGAGCCTTGCTGTTGGCCGGTCTGGGTGTCCTGGGTGGTGGTCGTGTCGGTCATGGGGCAGCCCTCTCAAGCTGTTGCTGACGGCGGCCAGGGTGGCCGTCCGGGGGTCGAAGCCGGCGGCCTGGCAGAGCATCAGGGCTCCGTCGGCCAGGCCGGCGTGATAGTGGCGCTGGTCGCCGGTCAAGGCGGGCCCGGCGATCCGGGCCACCTGGCAGGCGTTCATGTGGGCCAGCAGGGCGAGCTGGCCGTCGGCGCTGGCGAAGGTCTGGCGCGTCGCCCGCGCCACCGCCTCCAGCGCGGCCGTCTCCCCCCGCGCCGCCCGCTGCAGCGTGTCCAGCAGCCGCGCGGGATCGGCGAACGTCGCCGTGGGTTCGGGGGCGTCGGTCACTCGGGAGCGGCCTTGGCGCGGCTCGCAAGGTCCAGCTCCGTCAGCTGACCCGCGCGCATCAGCAGCTCGCGGCATTTGCCGAGGTGCTTCAGCGTGTCGCCGGCAATGATAGTCCAGGCGTCTTCGACATGCGCGATCGCGACGTCGTAGTCGTGAGCGTGGACGGGCTGCACCGTCCCGTCGTAGTTCGCCTGGGCGACCTCGCGCCCGACCTTTGCCAGCTCGGTGATCGCCTTCGACAGTCCAGCCTGCGCATTGGCCGCCCAGGCGGCGGCCAGGATCGCGGTCTTCGCGGCGTTCTCTTCCATCAGTTCAGCCCTCTCATGCTGCCTGTTGTTCGGCCCCGCCGGCGCCGGCGAGGCTGGCCACGCCCTGGGCGCCGTCGCGCAGGGCGGTCATCGCGGCCATGGCGGCCCGATCGGTTTCCTGGGCCGCCTGCTGGCGGCGCGCGGCCTCGCGGGCGGCGGCCACCTCCTCGCGGCTGACCAGCAGCCCCGGAGGCGCGCCCAGCGCGTCGGCGGCCGACCTCAGGGCCTCCTCCATCGACACGACGGACGGGGTGGTCTCGTCGGCCTCGCGGGCCATCTGCTGCAGGGTCAGCATCCGCTGGACGGTCTCGTACTGGCCCCGGCGCTGGGCGCTGGCCAGCGGGCCGCGATAGTCCCAGTCGACCTCGGCCCCGGCGATCTCGTCCGGCGGCCGGCGGATCATCCCCTCCTCCACCAGCACCGCCAGCACCCGGTCGGCCGACAGGCCGAACCAGTCGCGGTCGATGCCGGGGACGATGCTGCTGATCATCCGCAGCTGCTGATCCTTGATCTCCAGCGACTGGGTCGCCGTCATGTTCGGGTTGGCCAGCAGGCGCATCCAGTCGACGTTCATGCCGCGCTCGATGTTGGCCGCCAGCATGTTCATGTACTCGACACCGATGCGCGGATCGCCGACCAGGTCCAGCTTCTGGACGGCCTCCTTCGCGCTCATGAAGCCCAGCGCGGCGGTGTCGAAATAGTTCGCCGCCCCCGGCCGCCGGTCCATCGGCCCGCCGAACAGCCCCTGGGGCGCGATGATCGTCGGCAGCACGTGCAACTCGCTCGCCAGTTCGACCGCGTCCTGCAGCACGTTGTAGGCTCGGGCGTCGGGCAGGACGCGCCAGGCGTAGCCGGTGCCGTAGGGGGTGTCCCCCTCCGGGTTGATGCGCGGGACCTGGAACGGGAAGTCGTCGTAGCCGCCTTCCGACAGCACCGCCTTGTGCTCCCAGGCCAGGATCGTCTCGGCGAACGGCTTGCGGCCGGCCACCGACCCGCGCACGCCGCCGCGGCGGGGCTCGACCACATGCAGCAGCTCGATTTCCGTGGCCGCCTTGGCCGGGTCGTCGCTGGCCGCCAGGTCGTTGATCTTCGTGACCTTCGCCGCCTCCGGATAGGTCTGCACCACCCGCCAGGCCGGCTGCCGGAAGGCGAAATAGACGGTGTCCACCTCGCCGTCCTGGTTCTCCTCGATCCAGCAGGCCCGCAGGGGCCGCGCCTGGAAGCGGGGGCCGAAGCCGCGCTTGCGGCCGATCCACTGGATGGCCGTGCCCAGCATCGGCAGCTCGTGGCCGATGCGCGCCGCCGCCGTCAGGAAGCCCGACTGCGGCAGCATCATCCGGTCGAACACCTGCCATTGCAGGTCGTCCAGATAGTCCCGCGACTCCGCCGACAGCGACAGCCGCCGCCCCGCCATGGCCATGCCGCGCTCGACGTTGGCGCCCAGGAACGGCTGGGTGTGGTCGATGCCCCACGACAGGATCAGCGCGCCGCAGCGCGCCAGCGCCGTCTGGGGCACGGACGAGGTCACGCGACGGGCGCGCAGCTCGTTGTACCGCTTGTCCATCGGCGCCGACGACAGGGGCGCGAAATAGTCCACGCACTCCTGCCACCGCCCCTCATGCCGCAGCCGGACCATCTTCATCTGGTCCCACCGCCGCAGGATCTCCTTGGCGCGAAGCTCGGTCATCCCGGCAGCTCCCCCACACGAAGATCCTCCCCCTGCCGAAGGCTGGGGGAGGGGGACCGCGAAGCGGTGGAGGGGGCTCGCCACCGCACCCGACAGTCGCTCATGCCCCCACGCACCGGCCCGACGATGTAGCGCACCGGCGGCGCCGGGCGCCGCACCAGCCCGGCCAGCGAAAGCATGGCCGTGGAGGCGAACAGGGCCCGCTTCATCACCCCAGCCCCGTCAACGTCGCCCGAGGCGCGGCCGCGGCGGCCGGCGCCGCCCCCGACGACACCCGCGTGCTCTCGCGCCCCCCGGCCATCAGCCGGCGGCGCTCCTCGTCGTCGAGGCGGTTCTGCGGGTCGGCCGGGTCCGGCGGCCGGATCGGCTTGGGCTTGTCGCCGACGAGGAAGTCGTGGCGCTTGTCGTGGTTGACGAAGCTCCGCTCGCGATAGTCCCCGTCCTCGCGTTCCAGCAGGCTCATACGCTCGCTCCGATCTGGGCCAGCAGGCCGGTGACCATGATCTCGTGAAAGGCCAGGTGCTCGGCGTCGCTCCAGCGCGACCCGGCGACCCACAGGGCGAGCTGGCTGGCCCGGGCCTGGCCCAGGCTCCCGGCGTTGTTGTAGCCGCCCAGCCAGATCGAATGGGTCGGCAGGCTGCTGCCCGGCGTGGTCAGGGCCGCCGGCGTGCCCGGCGCGCCGTTCTTGACCGCCCGGCCGTTGGTTCCGTCCGTTTCGATGACCGTCAGGCCCCGGCTGTCGGCGACTGCGCCAAGGCCCGTCTGGCCGGAGTTGAGCGCGCCGGAAATCATCCCGGCCCCGGAGCGGGGCGTGACGATCAGGTTCTGGGCCGCGCCGGTATAGGCTCCGGCCGCCCGCGTGGTCGCGCCCACGTCGGTCCGCTCGTAGACCCCCAGCAGCATCGACGTGCCGGTCATGGCGATCTTGTGCGTCGAGGGGACGAACCCGGTGTCGATCGCGTCGTTCGAGCCGTCGAAGGCATAGCCCTGCCCGGCCGTGAAGGTCGGGGCGTCGATCAGCGTCCCCACCCGGGTCGGCGCGCGCCAGTCGACCCGCGCGGCCTGGGCGGTCTCGGCCGCCAGCACGCCCAGCGCATCGATCTTGGCCCACAGGCCCGCGCCCATCAGCCGCCGGATCGCCATGTCGGCCCGATAGGCGAAGGTCGGGCTGGCCGGGGTGGTGAACGCGCCCAGCAGGGCGCGCGTGGCGGCGTCCAGCCCGCGAAGGCTGGCCCGTCCGACCCCACCCGTCCGGCCCGGCGCGTTCAGCATCAGACCACCGGCGCGATGTGCAGGAAGCCGTCCGCCGTGTCGCGGATGACCGCGATCTTGTGGCCCGAGGTGATCCGCATGTGGAACTTCTCGCCCGCCTCCAGCGGAATCGAGGTCGCGGCCGCCGCCGTGGGGTTGGCCCCGGCCAGCACGTAGCAGCGCGCCGAGGCGTGCAGCAGCACCTCCTCGGCCGTGATCGCCGCCGACTGCGCCGACGCGGCGCCGCTGGCGACCCGCTCCACGGTCCCGTAGGCCCGCGTCCCGCTCATGCCGGCCTCGAAGACCGCTTCCCTGTCCGGTTGAACCTTCATCGCGCCGCCTCGGGCCAGCCTCAGGGCAGGAGCACCCCAGAGCCCGCAGCCTGCGCCGCCCGCGCAGGGGGGTTGATAAGGCCGCCGGCGCCGATGCCTTCGGAGCCCAGGATGCGGTACTGCTCGGCGTCGGCGATGTGGCTGTGCTGGTTTTTGACCGGGGTTTCCGACCAGGTCTCGCCAGTCTGGCGCTTGATCTTGCCGAAGCAGTAGCCGCCGGCCATGGCCTCGATCAGGCCGACGCAGCGTTCGTCGACGATGTAGCCGTTCCGCATCTTCAGCCGCCGGTCCAGGGCGGTGCGGCGGGGGCCGGGGCTGTTGGTCGGGGCCAGCACCACCCGCACGCCCGACTGCTGCTGCAGGATCTGGGCGAAGGTCAGTTGCCGGTTGGTGATGCTGGCGGCCCGGGCCGACGGGTCGACGTAGATCACCGCATCGCGCACATGGCGGAAGCGGGTCTCGCGCAGGCGCCGGACCTCCAGCGCGAATTCCATCAGGTCCATCTGCTGGGTCTTGGGCGCGATCTCGTCCAGCACCCGGCTCTGGCCCATCACCCGCTGGCCGAAGGTCGCCGCGGGGCTCAGGGTGCCGCCGGCGTCGGCGCCGATCTCCAGCAGGACGTCGCTGGACGGCTCGATGGCCTGGCGCGAGACGTGGTCGCGGATGTCGAACGCCTCGTGCACCGGCTTGCCGGCCCGGCTCCAGCCCGGCTTGCAGCGCAGCAGGCGGTTCACCGCGTGCTCCGACATGGTGCTGGCCATGTGCTCGTAGTAGTCGAGCCGGATCTTGTGGAGATTGTGCAGGTTCTCCGCGCCCGGGCTGTCGAACGCCGGCTGGAAGTACCAGCGGTCCCCGGGCAGGGGCCGCAGGTAGATCCGCTCATGGGCCCAGCTGCCGATGTAGGGCACGTTCATGTCGCCGTAGACGCCCGCCCAGGCGGGTTTCATGCCGGGAACGAGGGTCGGGCGGTCGTCGGTGTCCGGGTAGCGGCCGACGCGGTTGGTGGCGATCTCCAGCAGGCTGCGGTGGCGCTGGGTGGCCAGCTCGGGGAACCACCAGCCGGTGGTTTCCTTGCCCTGGAAGAACTCGTCGACGTCCTCCTCGCTCTCGGGCGCGGCCCGGAACTTCATTTCGAGGTGCAGCTTGTCGACGCCGCCCTGGGCGTTGGCCAGCTCGAGGTCGAAGCTGTGATCGGCCGGATCGCCCTTGCTGCCGTACCAGTCGCCCCAGCAGTAGCCCTTGGGGTCCGAGGGCCAGATCTTCCGGTAGCTGGGGATCACCGTGTCCCAGAGGACGCGATAGGTCGGCGCGACGCAGTAGATGCGGCACTTGCGGATTCCGTCACGCGGGCTAGGGTGCTGGTCGAGAGCGACGCGGAGGAATTTCCGGGCCGAGGCGAAGGTTTTTCCGCCCCCTGTCGGCCCGCAGATCCCCGTAATCGGAGACAGGTCCATTTCGTAGGCCAGGGCCACGGGCCCCGCCACATTGGACCAGTCGTGCACCTGCTCTCGGATCAGCGGTTGCTGCACCAGGCTGGGCCTCCCTGACCCCCGACCCCTCGCGACGGGATGAGTGTCGCGGCGCCTGGGCAGGGGGTGGATAGGCAGGCAAGGCGGGATGATCCGCCCTGAACGACCCCCCCACAGGGATCGGGGGCCGGCCCGGTTTCGGGGGTGGGGGGTCGCGAGGCCCCCCGGGGGGTCAGCCAGGGCCAGGCCAGGCCGCGCCTGGGGGCGGGGCGAGCCCGGCCCGCTGATTTCGCATCAGCGTGCTAGGCGGGCTCAATCCCTTGCGGGGCAAGGGTTTCCGGGTCGTCGTCCGACTTCGCCAATCCGACTTGCGCCGGGCGCATCTCGTTAAGCCTTTGAAGTTCAAGGGTTTCCCCCTCGATCACCTCGCCGCCCATGCTCACCACCGGCGCCACGGTCTGCAGCCCGACGATCATCGGCAGGATCTTCTCGCCCTGGCTGGTCACGTCCACCGCCGTCGGCCGCTTCTGGTGCACGTAGGGCATGAGGTCAGCCCTCGCCGCCGCCATGATCGCCCAGGCCTCGGCCGGCTTGCACGGCAGCGCCTTGGCGATGGCCCTGGCCTTGACGATCAAGGCCGCCACCACCGGCTCCACGCCCAGCTCCCGCGCCAGCTTCTTCGCCCTGGACACCTCCCGATCGGTCGCCAGCCCCACCGCCGCCAGCTGCTGGCCCGGCGTCAGCCCCCGATAGTGCGCCACCAGGTAGTCGTGCAGGTCCGCGTTCCGCCGATTCGTCGCCCCCTTAGGCCGCCCCCGCCGCCGCGCCTCCCCCGCCGGCTCCATCCCAGGCAACGCTGGCGCGCTCATTTTCAGCCCTTTTTTATTGCGAGTTCGGAGGGTTCGGTGACGGTTCGGCCATTTTTGACGCGTTTTCCGGCCCTTAACAGGGGGAGAACCCACCGAACCCACCGAACCCTTATCTTCTCGTACAGGCGCGAGCCCTCCCCTCACCCGCAACGCTACAGGCGCGCGCAAGGGTTCGGCGGGTTCGGTGGGTTCTCTGG